CTAACTGTCATATCTACTCCTACTTACTTTGTTATACCTTATTTTTATTGGTCAATAAAGTATTACTCTACCTGTGTTGTTTCTGGTCTCATGTCTACTAATTTGTTCAGTGCGTTTTTTATTGCTAAAGCATTGTTAAATGGTATGATTGTATTTAAAGCTCTTTGTTGTCCTTGAGAAAACTGTAAATCTGGATTGACTATTGAACGAGAAACAGCCTGTGCGCTTGAAAGACCCTTTGATACTAACTGCACTGTTGGGTTTCCAGTGATAAATTGTGTATCCAAACCTGTACTTCTATAAGCAAAAATTGGGTCATCAATAAAAAATGAAGCACCTGTATCAATAAGACCAGGAAACAATGCAGCCCAAGAACTTCTTTGAAAAGATGCTTTGGCAATGGATTCAACTGATAATCTTTCTTTCAAAAACTCTTCTTTGTCTTCTCTTCCAATCGCATTTGCTTGTTGTTGTGCCATATAAGATAAACCAGCAAAAGTACATGAGTACATCATCGCAGAATATGCTTTGAAATCGTTTGCTTTGATGTTGTGTAAAAATTGTTTCGCATGAGACACAAGCATAAATGTGCGGAATTGTGTAAGTATTTGACCCATTGTAGATGTCATATATAAATTTAAATTACCCACATCATTTTGTTGTATGCTTCTTCTTGTCCATCGTGCAATAGCAACTGTAAACGCATCTCTTGCTTCCGCACCGCTTGCATCAAATGTTCCATCAGGTTTTTTATCCCATTCTGCAAGATTTATGGCTTTGATTTTTCTGTTTCTAAATAATGTTGAAGGTTGTGTAATGGCATTTTTTCTAATTAAATTAAATACTCTTTCTGACATTTCTTCGCTCAGACCTAGCCCTGCTAATCGTGCTTTTGAAAGTTTCCTACTGCGAAACGCAACATCTGTTAATGTTTGAACAGCTATCCTTGCTGCCATTCTTTCTAAGGCTAATGTTACTGGGGCCATTCCAGATATATCAGCCGTAATTCGTTTTAAAGGTTGCATAGCGAATAATGCTTTATCTATCCAATCTCCTCTCCCCTCACTGAAAACACCTATAGTATCTGCTTTATTCATGGCTTGCATTGTCAATCTGTCTGAACCAACACCAATAATACCTTCAAGGTCTCTCATCACTGGGTCTTCTATTTCTCCGTTTCTTGCTCTTTTTAACATTGATTTTATAGATGGCACAGATTGTAAAACACCTCTAAAACCACCGATTGCAAGAGCATTTCCAAGTTCTGCTATTTGTGCAAAACCTACTTGGTTCATTAATCGTGTAAAATTATAATCCTGTACTAATCGAGCTATTCGTGCATAGTTTCCTTGTGCATCAGCTGCCAATGGCGCACGTCTATTGATAATCATATTGAAAATAGTTTGTGCAACCAGATTATCTTTTTCTGCCCTTGCTCTTCCAGCATTTCCTTCTCTATCTGCTGCTTCTGCTAAATTTCTATTAAGTAATTTATTGAAGCTTCTCTCTGATTTAATACCTACTGTAGCAAGTGCATTTCTACCTGACAACTCTGCTGCATATCGTGTAAATACTTGCTCTGCATCTCTGTCTTGTAAGTCTTTGATTCTTAATACTTCTTGACCACCTTGTCTATTGACAACAGTTTCTGCATGATTCATATCAAAACGAAGTCTACGTTTGGCTCTAGCTGGTGTACCATCTGGTTTTTGTGAAAATAAATTCATCAAATTATCTGCTTGTTCAGCAGACATAAATTCTTCATCAATTAATATTTGTCTCATAACATCTCTATCGGTTGCGTTAAACAACCGAGCAGCACCAGCATCCATACCAGCAGCACTTCTTGATAATTTTGTGTACATTCCTTTTGCTATTTCTTTAGCCGCATCTTCTTGCAAATCTTCTGTTCCTTTCATCAAAGAACGTGTAAGAAGATTTATTACCGAATTTGTAGAAAATTTATCTGCTGCATCTCTAAATTTAAAATCATCCCAAAGATGTGTAAAATAACTTAAATTTTCAGGTACATTTTCAAACCCTTCAACTCCTGCTTTTTTAGCTGCTCTTAGTAAATCTCTTTGTATTTCTGCTTGTCTGTTTGCGGCTGTTCTTATTGGTGCGCTTACTGGCAAATCTGGGTTTTCAATAGCATCTGCAACAAGTTCCCCAAACTCTCTTCGAGGTAGGTTAAATGTTCTTCTAAAAAGACCATATCCCTGACTTTTAGCCCAATCTTTATAAGCCGTATCATACACTTGATAAAAACGTGCAAATGATGCTTTCATAGAATTTGTTTTTAAAATATCGGCTGACTCTTGTATAACAAGATTTTTATCTTTTCTAAAACCAACAGGGTCTTCTGGTAATATTCTTCCTAAAAAATTAGCTATTCTGTTTGGACTATTCAACAAATACCCAGCCATATCAAATCTTAGTGGTATTGGCCCAAATTTTGTAGCTGCTGCTTCTACTGGCTCTCCTGCTTTGTCTAATACATCATCTATATCCGAAGTTAGTTCTTTTACCTGATTTGGTAATGAATCTGTATTTACAGCAGCACCAACCGACAATTCATTATTTGGGTCACCATCTAACACATTTGTTTTTATTGCATTTGTTGTTTCAATCTTTTGTGCGTTGTCTGCGTGTGTTGCCATTCTACTAAGTGCTTTTATCATGGGGTCACTTGTATCTGTTCTTCCCAATGCACCCACACCACCACCAAGCACAATACCAGCACTCATTGCATATAATATATCGTATGGGTCTTTGAAATCATTTTGAGAAACAAGGTATGCTTCAATGGCAGCATTTGTTGCACCAGCGGTTGTTGCTCCTCTAAATACTCTACCAAGCCTAGATAGTTTATTACCCCATATCAAAGGTGCAGCCACACCCTCAGTTGCGATACTTACTGCGATAGCAAAAGGGTCTACTACGGCAGCACCCATTCTAAGAGCAACACCTTTCCATCCCAACTCACCTATATCCTTGTCGAAAGCAAACTGTTTCAATGCTTCTTGTCTTTGAAATCGTGCCTGTGCTTCGCTAAAACTATTTTCTAAAATAGGCGCATGATAATCCTCTGGTAAATCTGCTGTCAATTCTCTAGCAAAAGACTCTGTTAGTTCAAAATCTGGGTCTGGTTTAAATTGTTCTCTTCCCTCAAAAACATAAGAAAGACCCCAATCTTCATCAATAACTCTTTTTGCAATATCAAGACTCAGTGTTTGCTTTTCTGCTTCAAAAGCTCTTTCTGTTGCTCGTATTTGTGATGCTGAAATGGGTCTTGATGGAGTAAGAAGATTTGTATCTCTTGTTGGTTTTTTAAAAGTATCTGGTGGTTGCGTTATTTCTGGAATATTTTGAGATTCCTCAATTTGTTTATTTCTTTCTAATAAAGCAAGATTATCTGGCTCTTCTATAACTGGCTCATCCACTGCCCTTTGCTCTAATATTTGTATATCTGGTTCTGGCTCAACCTGTTGTGGTTTTTCTTCTCTTGTTTCGATGATAGACAAAGGTTCTTCTGAATCCGTGACGGTTTGCACCGATTGTGTATCTGGTTGTCTTGTTTCAATAAATCGTGAAGGTAGCTCTTCTTCTGGTTGTGCTTCCGATGTACCAGTAAAACGCATTGTTCCAACTGGCAATGGAGACTGTGGTTTTTTCTTAGGTATTGGCGTTCCAGGAACTGCTTCTGGTTGTGTAAGTGTTTGAAGTATTTTATCTCTTGTTTCTTTTGCAGTTGGCAATCTATCGGTTGTGTTTGCCAAAGTAAGAATAGGTTTTACGTCATCCAAAGATGAGACAATGCCAGAGTCAAATAAACTTTTAAAAACTCTGTTATCTAAACCTCTAACTGGCTTACCATCAATTACTCTTCTTGACTCTTTAATAACGGCTGTTTGATTGTCTGAAGTTGGAGATGTTTGAAACTTTACTAAATTTTTAGCTAACTTTGGGAATGTACCAGCGTTAAATTTTGCATCTAATACAACTGCTTGAAACTCTGGTTTTAACTGTGTGAAATCATCACCGATTGATTTAGACAGTTCTTCAAAATCTTGTTCTGCTCTTACCCTTGCTATTTTTTCAGCGTCATCAACAGAGATATTTTTATCTAAAGTAATATTAAGACTTTGAGCAATAGATTGATTTTGCCGATTGTTAATAACAATACCCAAAGGTGCAGTTTCAATATCTTTTAAATCTTTATGATACGTTGTGCCTTCGTATTCTGGTAATCTTTGTAAGAAAATATTAATGGTTTGAGCAGACATTACTCAATTCCTTGTTGTTTTCTAAATTCAGCTGCTTTTTTTGTTGACTGTTTTACATATTCCCTTGCAGCCTTACCGCCTTTTGTTGCTAAATCGATAATTACATCGCCTGGGGTATTTTCACTCATCCATTTCAGTATGGTATTGTCTAAGGTAAATGCTTGTCTAAAATATTCTAACGCTGTTGGAAGTGATTGCTCTATTTTCATTGATATTGTTTGTGTATTATTTATTTTTGCTTTTTCTTCCTCAAATAATTTCAAAGCTTTTGGTCTATCTTTTGGTTCATCAAGACCATCAAAAAGGCCAGTTCGTGTTTTAAATTGTTTGGTAAGATTAGTAATTGCGATTGTGCGATTTAATTGAATTGAATGTTCAGATAGTTGTTCAGCATCTCTCATACCTCTAAGTGTATTACCTGGGTACACTTGTCTGCCATCGATTTCAGTTGGTTGCAAACCCATAAAGCCAACCTGTTCATCGATTATTGGTTTACCTACTTCGTATTCAATAAAGTTACCGTCCTTATCTTGAACAGGATAACCCCCAGAATACACAACAATAAATCTATCGGTTCTATCTTTTGATACAGGTGCGATGGATAAATCATCTATTTCATAGGCATCCTCTGGAATAACTTTCATAGCAGCTTCTGCTGCTATATCTGCCAACTCTTCTATATCTTCTGGTAAATCAGTAGTTATCTGAATTGACATACCTCTTATTCTTTTGTGATTTTTACCATAATCTTTTGCAGCTCTTTCAACTGCTTTTATTGGGTTCATTCCAAGTCTAACAAAATTCTCAGCCAAATCTCTTATATCAGCTTTCATAGCTGAGATATTTTCTGGAACAAATTTTGTATCTGCCATAAAAGGAATAAAAGCATACCAATTTTTATCTGCCATTTCTTCCGATGTTTTAGCTAACTGTTTATCTACTTCTTTCATTGGAACAGACACATCAATATCAAGGTCAATTCTTTTTGCGGTAGCTATAGCTTGTTCTGTTGGATAACTCATCTCTAATTCAAGGACTGTTTCATAAAATGCTCTTGCTTTTGGGTCAGATAAATGATTGCTTACAATCGGTTCATTTCTAAATTCCATCAATCTATAAAGCTCAAGACCTTGCATAACAGGGTCATTTTCTCCTGCTTCTAATGGATTATATTCTGGTCTTAATGCTTCATTAAACCCATTTACTAATACTGCTGTAAAAGCACCGTATGTTTCATTATTACGAGCAAGTACATCAACTTGTTTAGTGGGGTCATCTGATAATTTTGCCATTGTTTGATTGACTGCCGTAACTCTATTATCCGATGAGATGCTATCTTTGACAAACATACCACGATTGTTTGTAAGTGCATTTGAATAGTTTGTTACCTCTACATCATTTGCAACAGCAGTTCTTACGCTTTGTTTTAATTTTTCTGCACTTTTTAATACAGTTGTTGCTTTATTTCCAATGTCTCCACCAAAGTTTAAATAAGAAGGTTGACCATCGATTAAATCTTCATCCGATAAAATATTTAAAGTTTCTGCAACAATTCTATCTACTTCTTCTACGGATACTGCGCTGGGGTCTATTCCTATCGCTGCATCCATTTTTTTTAATCGATTATCTAAAAAATCAAGATTACCCTTATTCTCTTGTTCTTTACTTAATCCCAAACTACTTGTAGAATTAAATTTCATTTGGGCAGCCTTATCCTTCGCAGCGTTCAGTGAAACACTTTGATTAGTTATATTTTCAGCAAGAACATCATCTGCTCTATTTTTCAATTGTGCCAAAAGATTTGGATAGTTTTCTCTTCCTATTTGACTTAAATCTGCAATGACTTGTCCGTTATATTCAATTTTTCCTGTCTTAAAAGAATTATCTATAACATCATCTATTTCTGAGGAAGGTATATTTGATGTTTGTATAGCTGTCAAAGCAACATCAAACGCATCACTGCTTATTTGGGATATTTGTTCATTTGCTATTTTTTGATACGCACTGATTTGTGATGATGTTAAACTTTTATCTGTGGTGCTAGTTTCCAACAAGGATTTTACTTGGTCTATTTTATCAAATGTTCTAACCTTTACCGCAAAATCTTCTTTTATTGCTTCTGATTTAAATTCATCAAACGTAAGTTCAACTAATCTATCTGCGCCAGATGCTTTGAGATTTTCAAATATGTTTTTAGCATCGACTAACCCAGCTTCAAAGAATTGTGGGCTTGTTATCATATATTTAGATATTGCTTTTAAACCAAGCACAGCACTTTCCGCTTGATTTTCAATCCCTCTTGTAAACGCATTTTGTTTACCGCCAATAGATGCTGCTGAAAAACGAGCGTTAAAATTATTTTTAAGTGTAGATTTAAGTCTTGAGTTTATTCTTCCAGCATTATCAATCGTAGCATTTAATTCATCAAAAATATTTTTTGCCTCGCTTTCAAATACTTTTACATCACTTATACGTTTGTTTTCTAATTCTGAAAATTTTTCATTTAAGTCAGATGTAAGTTGTGTTTCAAGCGTATCTGCATTTATCTTTTGTTGTGCTAGTTCAAAGTCAGCAGCTACCTTTCCTGCTTGCGATAATGTTTGCTGAAACCCTGCAAAGGCTCTTCCTGGCGCAGTGAATGCTGCTGTACTTGCTCGTGGTGATAACTGACCAGCAGCTAATCCTTGTGTTGGCCCTGTTCCTTGATTATATAATGGTATCTTAGGCAATTAAAGTTGCTCCTGTTGCTGCTGCATCGGTAAACCCACCAAGCAATGATTGTTGTCCTTGTATTCTGAATGCTTGTGCTTGCGCCCTTCCTTCTAGCCGTGATAAGGTTGCTTCAGACTCTTTTTGCATCTGCTGAATACTCGATGCGTATTGTATTCGTGCTGCATCCTTCTCAGTATTGAAGTAAGCGTCTGCTAGTGCCTGTAATGGACTGCCTGACATCTGTATACCAGACTTCGCTGTTGCCACTCTTTGTGTGCTAATAAGCCTGTCTGACTGTCTTCTAAGG